ACGGAACAAAAGATATGGGAATTCACAGGACATACAAACACGATTAGGTCAGTAGCAGTAGATAGCAACGGATACGTATATTCAGGAAGTGACGATAAAAAACTAATGAAGATATCACCAAGTGGACAAAAGATATGGGAATTCACAGGACATACAAACACGATTAGGTCAGTAGCAGTAGATAGCAACGGATACGTATATTCAGGAAGTGACGATAAAAAACTAATGAAGATATCACCAAGTGGACAAAAGATATGGGAATTCACAGGACATACAAACACGATTAGGTCAGTAGCAGTAGATAGCAACGGATACGTATATTTAGGAGGCGACGTCTTTAAAGTAATGAAGATATCGCCTCAAGGAACGAAAATATGGGAATTCTCAGTGGATACAGGTGTAGTCTTCTCAGTAGCAGTAGACAACCAAGACAATGTATATTCAGGAAGCTACAAAAAAGTAATGAAGATATCTCCCGATGGTAATAAGATATGGGAGTTCACAGGGTGTGCAGGTGTAGTCGGTTCAGTCGCAATAGATAACCAAGGCAACGTTTATTCAGGACTTTACGACAGATTAATAAAGGTATCACCAAATGGGCAAAAAATATGGGAGTTTACATGGAGTGGAGGCACAGTGCAAACAGTTGCAGTAGATAGCCAAGGATATGTATATTTAGGAAGTGACGATAAAAAAGTAATGAAACTGCACCAAAACATAGAACAAATTCTCACAGGATATGAGGTATTAAAATGAAAGAAATAACAGGACAAGACTTTTAATGGAAGGGGTGATCTTTATGATGGAAAATTACCAAGCTATATCAAATTTTGGAGTGCTTATCATAATAGCTGGACTATATCTCTGGCAAATGCCGAAGATGATAGAAAAGATAACAAAAGTAGTAGAATCAAACACCGAAGTAATTAAAGATGCGAAAGTCTATCATCAAAAAATGGACGAGTGTTTAAATGATATGAAGATAGATATCGAACAACTCAAAGAAGCAGGCAAAGACAGCGAGGCTTGCAAAGAGATACTTTTAAGAATTGAAAGCAAAGTTGATGCTTTGGGAAAATAACATGGCAGGGAAACCTGCCTTTTAAAGGATAATATTATGGAATTTAAATATAAACCAATCAGTAATCAAAAGCAGATCGGTAAGAGAAGAAAACTATCAGATATTAAATATCTTGTCATTCACGACACAGGCAATACATCAAAAGGTGCAGATGCAGAAGCTCATTTCAAGTATTTGCAGACTGCAATAAGGTATGGCTCTGCTCACTACTACTTAGACGATAGAGAGATTATCCAAACTATTGGAGATAGTCTTGTGGCTTGGTCTATTGGCGACAAGTGGGGGTACAGCAACAATCCTAATAGAACCAAAGACGCTCTTAATTCTAACTCAATATCGGTAGAACTATGTATCAATGCAGATATCGACAAGGCAAAAGCCTATAAGAACTTAGTAGAACTCACTAAAAACTTAATGAAGAAATTTAATATTTCACAAGATAAAGTCATCCGACACTTTGATGCAACGGGTAAAATTTGTCCTGGAAGTTGGAGCAAAAACAACTGGGCTAAGTGGTGGCAATTTAAAGAAGATATTAAGAAGCCGATTGAATGGGCGATTGACTTATCAAAAGACAGTACTTTTGGAAATACTGAAATTAAAGAAAAAGTAGGTGAACAGATGCAAGAAGAATTTAAAAAAGCAATAGAACTTGGAATAACTGATGGCTCAAGACCAAAAGACCCTGCTACACGTGAAGAAGTCGCAATGATGGTTTTAAGAGGTATTAAGATTGCGAAAGGCGAAGTCTTACCAAATATAAGCAAGAAGCCGACCTGAAGAGCAGAAGACCGATTTTTTGTAGAAAATAATATTAATTTTATTGAAACTGAAGCAGACAGAATCAGAATAGAACTTGTTGATAATAAGCCTTTAAACGTTGATGGAATTAATGGCACTTTCTATGCAATAGGCAAGAAGCCTATATACGGAATAGCCGTTCAAGATGGCAGACCTCTTGAAGCAAATTCCTATGTTAGCAATTTTGAAGGTTTAAAAAGAGGGGCGATTTGGTACGATGGAAATAATATGAGTGTGGGTATGATCTATAACATACGCTCAGAAGTCCATACAGCCATCAGGTGGGCGATTTCGGGCATAAGTCTATATCCAGTATGGAATACTAAAAAAGAGGGCTTTGTAGGCCTATATATGGACGTGCTAAGAGCTACTGCTCATACGGCTATAGGGTTCAGAGGCAGAAAAGTATATTTAATAGCTTCAGACAGGAAATACACCCTTGAAGAGTTTAGAAATAGAATTTTAAATAGCAGCATCGGATTTGATGGTCTTATAGCTCTTGATGGTGGAGGCTCTACTCAAATGAGGTTTAAAGATAAGGATATTGTTAAAAGTGTTAGAAAGTTAAATCACTGTGTCAGAATTTTGGATGAATAAACAGGAGCAAGAGGTTTGAAGATTTCTATTAAGTACAAGCCAAAATGCGAAGAAAGGCCTTGGCTTGTGGTTCGTGTCGGTGGAAAGTATGAGCAACATGCACACTTAAAGACTAAGACAGATGCTTTAAAAGTTAGAAATTTAATAGATGTGGGAAAGTATCCTTATTGCAAAGACTATAAAATAGCTATGCAAAGGTTACTCACTGAAGAAGAGTTCAAAAAGCTGGATAAGAAGTTGAGATATTTTAATAAAAGGAAGGTGTGAAAATGAGAAAAGAAGATTTAATAAGGAAACTTTCGAGCAGGAAGTTTTGGGCATGTATTACAGCAGTGATCGTGTCGCTGATAGCTTTCACAAAGGCTACACCAGAAACTGTAGAAAGAATAGTTGCTCTTGTAGGGGCTATTGGTGGTCTGTGTGTGTATATGCTTTCAGAAGGAATGGCAGACAGTAAGAGCGAAGATGTTACGAATATAATTAAGACTGAAGATTACAAAAAGCCTGGAGAATAAACTCCAGGTTCTTTTTTTTTTTTTTTTTATGCAAAAAAACCTGCACTATTTAAAGTGCAGGCAAGATAAGAAAAGAAGTCCTTAAAAAGGAGCTCCTATAAATGTATTATATCATAAAATTTTTAAAAATTTTTTAAAAAAAAGTGTTGATTTTTTCTAATGCAGGTATTATAATTATATTAAAGATAAGAAAAGGAGATAAAATCATGAATAATTTTGAAGAAGTAAAAAAAGAAATTGAAAAGGCTGTTGAAAATTTGGAAAAAGTAACAAGAGACGGAAAAGAATATCATATTGACCCCTTCTTCAGGTGGGCAATAGAAGATTTGTTTGAAAAAAACAATACCGTTTCTAAAAAAGGGGTGGCTACTATTTCAGGCCTTGATAATGAAGGGATACTGATTCCAGAATATATGTTATTTCCAATTTTTAACGGCAAAGAATTGGCAAGCATCGCCAAAATTAATCTTTGTGCAAACAGTGCAACCCTTATAAATATAGAAAGCATAGAAGAAATAAAAGATCTTAAAAATTATAGAAAATTTTTTTAGACAAAAAAATAAAAGAGTTAGAAAATCCTAACTCTTTTATCCTACACCATGTGTTGTTGTTCAAAAAGTGAAATTTTCACCGATATTTTTTAAATATCAATTGCTATTTCAATACATCTCATGTTGTTGTTCAAATGAAATTTTACTGATACTTTTTAAATATCAATTGCTATTTCAATACATCTCATGTTGTTGTTCAAATGAAATTTTACTGATACTTTTTAAATATCAATTGCTATTTCAATACACCACGTGTTGATGTTTATATTTATAATATACACCTAATTTTAAAAAATGCAAGTTTTTTTTACAAAAAAAAGGAGATGAAGTTATTGACAGAAAAAAAATATGACCAGGCTGAATATAACCGCAGATGGGCAGAGAAGAACAGAGAAAGACGAAGATATCTATCCTACAGAAGCTCTGCAAGGAGTTTTATTAGAAATTATGCGAATTCAGAGGACTTAAAAGAGCTTGAAGATTTAATCGAAAAAAGAAAAAGTTATAATTAACGGCAAAAAGTACGCTAAGTGGATTATCGATTTTAACGAAAAATACAACAAATAAAAAGAAGAGCCACGAAGGCTCTTATTTATTAGTTACTTTAAAGTTACAAAAAGCTTTAAAAAGGCTTAAAAATGAGTTATAAT